CACAACAGTTGCAACATACCCAACAGCAACTGAATTGCTTGGAATTATTTCACGCGGTTCAGCAAGCGTTTATGGCGCAACTGCTGGATTACCAAATCCATTTGCACGCAATTTAATTGCGTCGACAGGACAATGGGCAAATTTGATGACTTTAAACGACGGCGGGCGTCCAATTTATTCACAGGTTTCAAATCCTATGAATCAGCCTGGTGTTGCAGTGCCAACAAGTTTGACAGGAAACGTTGCGGGCTTGAACCTATACGTTGACCCAACAAACGGCGGCGACGGCGACGGAACATTGCTTGTCGTTAACCCTGACGCATACACATGGTACGAAGGTACTCAATACCAATTGCGCGCAGAATCAACTGCTGACGGTTCCATTACCGTGGGCATTTATTCGTTTGGTGCATTAGCGACCAAAATTGCGGCAGGTTGCTTCAAAAATAATAAGGCGTAGTTAGCCAAAACTAATCATGCGGCGGGTTCTCCCGATCTCGCCGCAGCAGATCGAAAGGAACGGACATGCCAGTCATTGTCACAGCAAGTCAATTGCGCACGGTGCTTGGCGTGTCCGTTTCCTTATACAGTGACAGTTATCTAGATGAAATAATCAACACTAGCGAGGCTGTAATTTTGCCAATGCTTGTTGCAAATACTTCGTGTGTCACAGGCTACAAACTTGAATCAAACGTCGCGACTTATTACACACAACGCGCACATCATTTTGTTGCAGGTCAGTCGGTTATTGTGACTGGTTTGCCTGCACCGTTTTCGGCAACAGTTACAGTGGTCAAGGCTGAGGAATACCATTTCACCGCAGCAATTACAAACGCCAATGTCACATTGCGCGAAATTATTCCAACAGGTACGGCGACACTTTCAGGCTATTCAGCAGCTGACATTTACGCAACCAGCGCGCCAATTGAATCAGCGGTTCTTGCAGTCAGCGTTGAAGTCTTCCAATCACGCGTTGCAGCAGGTGGACAGATTGAAGGCGTAGATTTTGCCAGCACGCCTTATCGCATGGGACGCAGTTTGACCAACAGGGTGTCCACATTGCTTCAGCCATTTTTAGACGTTGAAACGATTTGTCAATAATGCCAGCCAACGCCGTTGCAGATACCCGCGCAGCCTTAGCAACTGCCTTTTCATCACTTGCCGCAACTTGCTATTCAAGCGTGCCTGAATCACCAATTCCACCAGCAATCGTGATTGTGCCCGATTCGCCTTACATGGAAATTGTTTTGATTGGTAAAGCCAAGACACAGGTCAAACTTAATTTTGCGATCACCGCCATTGTTGCTTCAAATAGCAACGCTGGTTCGCTAGATAATCTGGAAAAACTAATAATCGGAATTCTTGCGGCAATGCCCGCAGGATACGTCGTGGGCGTTGTTGAAAAGCCAACGGTGTTGGAAGTAGGACAAAGTCCAATGCTGGTTGCTGACATAAACGTTTCGACTTACTACACCCAAACAACTTAGGAGAATCATGCCAACGACAATCATCACAGGTCGCGATCTCGTCTTGACGATTGCGACAACAAATTATGACGCACAGGCGACCAGTGCGACATTGACTAATTCACCAACAATCACGACTTATCAGACACTTGACGGCAAGGCTTACAAGCGCATTGACGATCAGTGGACATTTGACGTTGAAATGCTTGCAGACTGGGGCGCGGCTTCATCATTGTGTGAAGCACTATGGACTGCGTCAGAATCAGCACCAAACACAGCGTTAGCAGTATCATTGACAGCGGTGACAGGCGCAGTTTTTGCCTTCACAGTTATGCCAATCTATCCAAGCGTGGGTGGCGCAGCACCTGACGCACAAACCGTTTCCATGTCATTTGTTGTCGTGGGCGCAGTTACCGAAACATTTAGTTAAACCAAATTAATCGGGAGAAAAAATGAAACTACCAATAACAATTGAATACACCAACGGCGATCAGATAACTTACACGGCTGCACCGCCTGAGTGGGTTAAATGGGAAAAGCACACAGGTCACACCATTGCACAGGCGCAAGAAAAGATTGGAATTTCCGATCTTGTATTTCTTGCCTATCACGCCATGAAGCGTGAAGCAGCGGGTAAACCTGTTAAACCGATTGACATTTGGACTGAAACAATTTCAGAAGTCATTGTCGGTGAAGCAAACCCAAAAGCCACCCAGTCGGAAGCCTTAGCCGAGTAGTTTGGGAATTAGCCCTAGCAACAGGGTTAGCACCGAGCGAGTTCGAAGCAGCTGAAGACATTCTGACGGTTTTGGAAATCTTGGAAGGACGGACAAATGGCAAGTGACGCAATCGCCTATGACAAGGGTGAATTGCGTGCCATTGTCCGTTCCTTCAAGGCAATGGACGACGAAGCAATTTCACAAGCAAAAGAACAAACGTCAAAACTTGCTGATTGGGTTCGTGGCAAAATTATTGCAACTGCGTCAAGCAAAACGCGAAATAAAGTTGATAATAAAGTCGCTGAAGGTTCAAAGGTTTCAAAGTCGTCCAAAATAGGTGAAATCTCATTTGGTTTTGCTGGTCAAAAATTAAGCGGTGGGGCAACAACGCAACAAATTTGGGGCGGCGTAGAATTTGGTTCAAACAGATACAAACAGTTTCCCGTGTGGTCAGGTCGTGAAGGTCGTGGGTCGCGCGGTTGGTTTATCTATCCAACACTTCGCAGCGTTCAACCTGAAATTGTCCGTCGTTGGGAAGATTCGTTTTCAAAGATCGTTAAGGAGTTTGACTAATGGCTGGCAGTCGTACCCTTAAACTTTCAATTCTTGGTGACGTTGATAATCTCAACAAATCCCTCAAAACGGCAACGGCTGACGTTGAAACTTTTGGCGACAAAATGGGCAAGGTTGGCAAAATGGTTGGGGCAGCCTTCGTCGCTGCAGCCGCTGCCGCTGGTGCTTATGCCGTCAAAATAGGCATTGACGGCGTCAAAGCCGCCATTGAAGATGAAAAGGCACAGACACAGTTAGCCCTAGCCCTAGAAAACGCCACAGGGGCAACCAATGCCCAGATAGCGGCAACCGAACAATCCATTTTGAAAATGTCACTGGCAACTGGTGTGGCAGATGATGATTTGCGTCCAGCATTGGGACGTTTGGTTCGATCAACTGGGGACATAACAAAGGCGCAAGATTTACTGACAACAGCCCTTGACATTTCAACTGCCACAGGTAAGCCATTGGAAACTGTGGCAAATGCGTTGGGCAAGGCTTATGACGGAAATACTGCCGCACTTGGCAAATTGGGAATCGGTCTTTCAGCTGCTGAATTGAAGACAATGAATTTCACACAGGTGCAAGGTCGCCTTTCAGATTTATTTGGTGGCGCAGCAGCCCGCAACGCCGATACTTATGCTGGACGCATTGCCCGTATGGAAGTTGCGTTCAACGAAGCAAAAGAAACAATTGGATTCGCGTTGTTGCCAATTCTTGAAAAGGTCATGACATTTATCAACAACAATGCACTTCCAGCGATAAACGCATTTTCAAAGGCTTTTAGTCTTGACGGCGACGGTTTGGGCGGTGTGATCACAAACGTTGGCAACATTATGAGTTCGGTTTTCACGCCAATCATCAACGGTTTGGTCAAGGCGTTTGGTTATGTCAAAGACGCAATTGGCGACAACCTAGACACATTCAAAGAATTTGGCGGTTACATTTCAAAGTATCTTGCGCCAATTATCGGCACGGTACTTGGTGGGGCATTGCAGGTTGCAGGCAAAATTGCGGGAACGGTTATTGACGTCATTGCTGGTGTTATCAGTGTTTTAAATGGTTTGATTTCGGGGGCAATTGCTGGAATTAACGGTTTAATTTCTGCCTACAATTTTGCAAACAACATTTTTGGTGGAAAAGACATTGCAAAAATTAGTGCACCCTCAATAAACATTCCAAAAACTACCACGCCTTCAACTAGCGTGCCGACAATTCCAACAATTTCAGTGCCTTCAGGTGGCGGGAACACGTCAAGCGGTGGCGGTGTTTCAGTTGCCGCAAGCGCTGCTGCAACCGCTGCCGCTGCGACGAATGTTGTGACGGGGTCATTTAATGCTGGTTCATTCCGTAAGGCTGAAGCCGCGGCAAGTGGGACAACGATCAACCTGACCGTAACTGGTGCGTTTGATAAGGAAGGCACTGCCCGCACAATTGTGGACACTTTAAACAATTCGTTCTATCGCGGCACAGGTGGCGGCAATAACCTGCAATTGACATGACCGCATGGAATCCAGTTTGGAAAGTAGAAATAGACGGCGTTGAATACACCGACGCAGTTTTGGCAAATTTGACCATTCGCAGCGGTCGCACAAACATTTATGAACAGGCACAGGCAGGTTACGTCAACCTTCAGCTGCTGGACGTGTCACAAAGTATCATTCCAGTTTCGATCAACTCAACAATAGGTGTTTCGCTGCAAAATACGTCAAGCACGTTTGTGCCTATTTTTGGCGGTAATGTGGTTGACATTGCCGTTGAAGTTCGCGACGTGGGTTCGGTCATGTTTACGCAAACCTATTCGATCACGGCACTCGGCGCATTGGCACGTTTGCCAAAAGCATTGACCAACGGCGTACTTTCAAAAGCATTTGACGGAACACAAATTTCAGTAATTCTGACCGATTTACTTTTAAACAATTGGTCTGAAGTTGCCGGTGCATTGACGTGGGCTGATTATGACCCAACGACAACATGGGCAAATGCCGAAAACGTGGGACTTGGTGAGATAGATACGCCTGGTGATTATGAATTGGCGGCGCGTTCATCAAGCCGCACTGACGTTTATTCGTTGGTTTCAGCACTTGCAACTTCGGGACTTGGATACATTTACGAAGACGGACAAGGTCGCATTTCGTATGCCGATTCGACGCACCGCAGTCAGTACCTTCAAACAAACGGTTATGTCCAACTTACGGCAAATCAAGCGCGAGCAGCTGGTCTGCGTATTGAAACGCGAGCAGGCGACGTACGCAACAATTTAACAATCAAATACAACGCAACCAGCAGTGCCGAAGTCAGTGCAAGTGACGCAACTTCAATTTCCAATTACGGAACACTTTCACAAATTATCACCACAACACTTCATAATTCAGCCGACGCAACAGCACAGGCAAATTTTTATCTTGGACTTAGAAAAGACCCGCAAGCAAACTTTAGCGAAATTACCTTCGACCTGACCAACCCTGAAGTGGACAATTCTGACCGCGACAATTTGATCGGGGTTTTCATGGGTCAACCAGTGGCAATTAACGACCTACCTGCCAACATGGGTTCGATTTATCAGGGCTTCGTCGAAGGCTGGTCGTTTCAGGCTTCCTACAATCAGGTTTCCGTTTCCTTGTTAATTTCACCAACGGCTTATTCATTGCAGGCATTGGAATGGCAACAGGTTTCGGGAACAAAAATTTGGTCGGGCGTGTCGCCAACGCTTGATTGGCAACGTGCCACAATTGTCACTTGATAAGGAGAACAACC